CGGTGTGGTCTTGCAGAGATCGAGGAAATCTGCCAGAGACATCACCTCAGGTGCTGCGAACTTTGATGCGAAGGACGTTGCGAGGGAAGAAAGTTTCGTCATTGATTATGCCTCAATCGAAGTTAAAGATGGATCACGTTACAGGTATTTTACTGTCCTGAGGAGGACTTATTCAGCGACTGCTAGGTTGACTTCAGCACCAGCGGCAAATGGTTTCATCCAACCAGTGACTTTTGCTGATGGTTCAATAATCATCGTCCCGTATTCGACAGTGTCAGCGTTAACGACAGCGCCGTTGTGAATAGCGAGTTGTCCTTGAACTACAAGTTTGGTACACTTCAGGGACCCGATGATGGTCACGTTGGATACCATGACGAGGTCATTTACAACAGTGCCTCCAACTACTAACGTGGATTTGTCATGCCCTGTGCTTTTTGCGACAATGTCGCCAAACACTTCGCCGTCAACAACCACAATTTGATTTTCGCCAACGAGGATTTTGCCGTGAACTGATGTGCCTTTGGCAATGATCGAATCGAACCCAGTGCGCTTGAAAGGATTTTTCATTTGAGTTTTGTAAAGTGAAGAAAGGTAATTCCAGGTGATGGCATCATTACTGTAGGTTGATGAATGTCATCCATATCCCAATTGACGTTAGTGTCAATTGCGCGTTGTCGAATAACGAATAACTTCCAGTTGTACATGTCGAGTTGCTCAGGAAGTGTTACGTCGCCGCCTGATGTTGTGTGGACTTGTGTCAGATAGATTTCATCAACGATCTTGCGTTTGAGCGCCTCAGCGTAAACCTGAGCGCCACCTATGATCCAGACATCACCAACCTTGTCCTCGCACCCGAGACACTTTTGATGAGCAATGATCCAGTCGAACGATGAAACGATTTCGACATTATCGCCAGTCATCCCTTGAAGTTCGCTGTATGGTTTGCGGGATAGAACGATGTTGCGTCGATTAGGCAATCCATCCTTCATGTTCAGTGACTTGAAGGTGTTGTGACCCATGATCACGGTGTGTCCCGTCGTCAACTCTTTGAACCGCTTCATGTCGGCAGGAATCTTCCAAGGAAGACGACCGTCAGACCACCCAATAGCACCGCCGCGATCCACGGCAAGAATCATTTTGACAGTCATGTTGTTCCTTCAAATGCCTCGCAATCTTCAACAAGTCGCTTTGTCACCAGTCCAGCTAATTCTTCGTATCCTGGTTGTGCTGACATTTCGCGAAGTTGTTTGAAGATGATCGCTGTTGACTTCGCCTGCTCGAGTCTTGCAACATTCACCTTTGTTATGAGGTCGTCGATTGCTTTTCCGTTTGTGGCATCCACCACTGCGAACTCTTGAATAAACATGTCAGCAACAACCTCGACATTGTCAATCCAACTTTCGCGTGGAAGTTCAAAGGTGTTGTAAACATGAACCAACATCCCGTTCGGAAGTTTGAAGTAGTTCATCCCGTTACGAATCGCCGGGAACACTTTCCCGACAGACATCGTGATAAATTCCTTGTTGGTCTTCGTCAGAATGCCGTATGGGAATGCCGTGCCTGAAAGCGATTTCGTAATCTTGATCTGAACCCAATCGTTCATTGCGCTTCGTCCTTTGCCGGTCCTGCCATCAGATGATTGATCAGCGTTAACTGATTGACCAATTCGAGTTTGATGTTTTCGTACACCGCTTCTTGATGTGGGAACTTACGACGAGCTGACTTGATCAGCGGAATGAATTTTTCTGCTGTCTCAATGACATATCGCTCAAGACGATTCGGTTTGAAGACACCGAACATCGTCGAAACGTTGTTGACACGATCGCCACCCTTGGCAACAGAGCAATCCTCATCGCCGAAGATTGCTTCGAGCGAATACTCTGGATTCGGTTGTCCGAGAATCTTCTTCGACATCATCGACAACTTGCGAAGAACAACATTGCCAAAATGGGTGTTGATGTCTTCTGGCGCGATGAACGCGTTGGTTGCCTGATTCGGGTCTTCGAGAATGTCGTGGAGGAAAATCAGCGTGTAAACGAGCGCTGGGTTCTTGATGTGCTTGTGAAGGGTGCGAATGTGGTGGAAGATGCCGAGTTGATGAATGAACTCTGGTTCACCGCCATTGCGATTGCCGTTGTGATGTGCGAGACCCATCTCCAATGCCTCAAGTGCCTTGTAGTATTCTGGATCATGTTCTGCCATACCGAGCAACCAGTACCGAGCAGAGATGCGGAGTTTTTGAAAGTTTGTGAGATTTGTCATGATGTCAGTATATCACAGATTTGGTTCGTGAATCACGATCGAAGTAGGTTTGACACCCACATTGGCTTCGATCACTTGAATGAACAGGATCCCTACCAAGGACTCGCAGGCGGAAGGTTGATTACCAGTTGCCTTTGCCGCCTCTATTGCCCTGGCGACGTCCTGGATTGCCTGCTTAACCAATGGCGCTGGCAAGTCGCCGAAGGCGCCTGATGTCTCGAGTCTCTCTAGGAGACATCGAAACTCAGCGGGTGTTCGAGGCAAGCGTGACATCTCAGCACTTCACCGCTACACCAGCGGATGTTACAACCGGTTCAGAACCACGCATCAGGAAACCGTTGACACACGTTGGGGCAGGACCAGTGGGTTGGACTACATGCGCAGGCGGCAGGTATTGGTCGGAAGCACGACCGCCGATGCTGCCTTTATTGGCAATCAGCGGAGCGGCAACAGAAGCGATGATGCCAAGGATGGCAATGACAATCATCAGTTCAATGAGGGTGAAACCAGTTTGCTTTTTCATTTTGCTTCTTTCAGTTCGATGAGTTGAGAGACCATTACGGACGTTTCGAGAACACGAGACGGGATCATGATCTCTTTTTCGGTGATACGCTCTTTTGGACGGTGAGGTCCAAACATAAGGGCATCATCACGAGTGTAGAGACAGAGATAATCAGCTTGCCCCATGCCGAAGTTCTTCTGAATCATTTCCAGATCTGCCTCGACCTTTTCTTTTGGGAAATCGATCGGTTCAGGATAAAAGTATCCAGTAATCACCACATCGGAGGTTGTGGAGCGCAGCGTTACGAGAATGTCGAATTTGGAAGTCATTTTACCACCAGCTCTTGTTCTGCGCCTTTGATGGCATCAATCACACCTGCCATGGAATCAAAGTCCATGAAGTCGATACCGTAGAAATGTGCTGCGCACATTTCAATCATGGCACCTTGTGCCATACAGTCTAACGACTGTTGTTTGCCACTGCCGTCACGACCTGCTTCATATTGCGCGATCAGATTTGGCAACTCGTTGCGATAGCACTCGAGTGCTGGATGCGTACCGATTTTTTCGTAGTGGATTTTCATTTTCAATTCTCCGGTTATTTGAACACTGCGAACGCTGCTTTTGTGTCTTGCTTGAAATCGACGAGCGAGGTGTATTCTACCTTGCCATTCACTGTTTTGTACGACACGACGTTGACAACCTTGAGGTAACCCATGTCGCGGCCTGTTTGATCGTGGTGAGCACGGTGAGATTGCCCAATGGTGTATCCAACATCACCAGCGCAGCTGCCAACGAATTGGAGCGATCCATTCTCCTTCTCGCACACTACCACTGTGCCGGATCCCCATTCCTTTGCGATCTCTGCGACAGTGACTTTGGTCTTGTCAAACAGGACTTGTGCTGCTGGAAGGATTGCCCATGAGAAAGATCGCATATTAAATCTCCAAGTTCGTTTCGATAGGTTGATTATACACCGAACCTAGGTTTTGTACACCATCAAGTTGTAACAAACTGCGATACGTTACAAATCAGAACTTGATGCCAATCTCCAATGACAAAACAGCAGAACCGGTATCATTAACCTTTGGCGCAAATCGGGTCGTGAGATTGAAGATGTCGCCTTGCCAGGAAGGATCGGTGTTTGTGTTGGCGGTGGACATTGGGTGTGACATGATTACAGAGCGATTACGCCGTTGGTGGGGCCGAAGAAACCAGAGAGGCCGTTGAATGGAGGGTGAACCACCATACCAACCTTGTGTGGAACTTCTTTACCGGTAACGACTTGGCGAGTCACGTAGACATCGTAGTTCAGGAAATTCTCGTCCACCTTGACAACGACACCTTCAACAAAGCAGTCATCCATTCCAGGGAAATCGAATGATTTGACCTGATCGCCTACATTGAACTTTTTGAATGTCATGTTAACCTCGTTTCGTTGATAGGTGAATTATATCCCGAACCTAGGTTTTGTACACCATCAAGTTGTAACGAGAGAAGATCTGTAACGATTGATCGCATCCTGAGTCGCTTCAGCATTTCCTTCTTGATGCTGAGCAGACCGTAACCATGTCCGTTCTCCTTCAACATGTTCAGGTGTATTCCCAAGGCGGCGTACGCTAGCAGCACATTCGCGATTGATCGCGGCACGTTCAAGATACTCCTGAACTTTGCGCTCCATAATGGAAGCAGATACATTCCCAACACGAAGATTGCGAAAGATCGAATCAGATAAACGCTGTTGATATTTGTTCATAGGATGATTATACCACAACTCAACACGCGTAATATAGCATTAGGTGCTGAATAAGGAATTGTTCCCTATTCTTTATGCCCTGACACGGCAGGGTTTGATAAATAAAGTTAGGAGGATTTTATGAAATACACAATTTATCGCTGTACCAACAATGTGTCTGGCAAAGTTTACATTGGGAAGACAACAACTTCGATCAAGACTCGCATCCGATCGCATTTGAAATCGGCGAATGCGAAACAGCCAGAATGTATATTCCACAGGGCAATAAAGAAATATGGGATCGAGAATTTCAGTATTGAAGAGGTTGTTGTAACAACAGACAAAACAAAAATAGATGATCTTGAGAGGTTCTATATTGTCAAGAACGATTGTTGTATTTTAGACGGTCCTGATAAAGGATACAACATGACTCGTGGTGGAGACGGATTTGATTCTCAAACCGTTCGCGAGAATAATTTGAAGCGCGTTGCCGCAGGAACCCACCCATGGGCTGGTGAAAGAGGATCAGTTCAGAATTCCAAGACCCAGAAGGAAAGAATTGCTAAAGGCACTTTTCACTTTCAAGGTGAAGCAGGATCGAAACATAGCACGGCACTAAATTTGAAGCGCGTTGCCGAAGGAACTAATCCGTGGGCAGGTGAATTAGGGTCTGCGCACTCTAAAAAAGTTGCTGCCAAGTTATTGGCAGAAGGTAGACACCACTCTCAGCAAAAACTTACCTGCCCCGTCTGTGGGAAGAGCGGGGCAGGTAATGCGCTGAAGCGATGGCACTTCAGCAATTGTCGTCAACTTAAAGTTGAGCAATGAGTTGAGGTCCCGCACTGTCGAAACCGGCTAGATCCAACATTCCGGCATCCTTTGGATCAGCGATTGTGAATTCCGATACCGAAGTACCGATCACAACAGACTTCGCACCACGACCTGTCTTGGCACGGTAGTTACGCAGTGCTTCAGATGGCTGAATGCGACCGGCGTATGTTTCGTTGTCAGTGATAACAACGAACTTGTCAGCGCCAATGTTGTGCTGAAGAGCGTGAGTGAATGGCAGCGAGCAATCTGTGGATCCCCAACGGAATGCCAACATTGTCTTCGTAACCTGATCAAGACGCATCGACGGGCTGATCTTCAGTTCTCCCATCTGCGAATTGAAACCGCCGATCCAGAAGTTCTTCTGGTTCTTCACAACGGCGAGCGCCATGACACCAGCAACTTCAATAGCAGTCAGGTTTGGCGAACCATTGACCTTCGCACCACTCATCGAACCAGAGCAGTCAACACCGATGAAGTAGTCATCATCGGTCTTTTCGATCGTACCGAACGCTGCGTAGAACGCTGTGTCCAATGCGTCGAGAACTCGCTGGTCTGCCTTCCACACAGTGGAACCCTTTTCGCCGTGACCAACACCGTACTGCTTGAACGCTTGAAGCAATGTGATCGGGTGAACACGCTGCTTTGTCAATTGCTCGACATCGCTCAACTTAGCAATAACGTCCTTCGAACCCTGCGACATCGGCGCAATTACGCCATTCGCTGTCAGAATACCCAACTTACGAATTGTCGCTGTCAGACCCATGTTCTTCACAAGAGCAGACAGAATGTCCTTGTCCTTCAGCCACTGTGTTGGCAACATTTCCCAAGAGATGTCGCTGTTGTCCTGAACAATACGGAGAACTTCCTTCTTGTTGTCAGTACGCTTCAACATTTCGAAGTCGATCAGGATCGGCGGAACCATAGATCCCAGTTCCAATTCACCCTTGATAGAGTAGCGGAACAGATTCGACTGAACATCAGAAGTTGGCTTCACGTGAGCGAGACGCAGAACGTCGCGGTGTGCCCAACCATTGCGGGACTGGTACTTCAGCAACTGAACAGCGAGACGATCAACAGACTTTGTGGTGTACCACTTTGCGACACCGCGCTTTGCGGCAGCATTCCACTTACCCAGCGAATCGAGGATCGAAACAAACAGGAACAACCAAGTACCTGTACGAGCAACTCGTGGCAGCGCTTCATAAGCAGCAGCAACAGTCGCTTCATTTCCGTAGACAGCGGCGAGTGCCAAAGCGACAACAGCTGGATCATTCTTCGGAGCACGACCTGCGATGGAGTACTCAACAGCACGCATCACGGCACGCAGACCATCTTCTTTGATACACTCGATTGTGTTATCAAAGCCAATCTTCGTAGTTTCCTTTTTACCGACGTAGTACCCAGCGGATTCGGAACCCAACATCAGGAAGCGATCGTAAACGCCCCAGCTATCGAGAACGAATGTAAAACCACCGGCGTTGTTGCGAGACATTTCTGCCTCACGACCCGGGATGGCGCGAGTTTGTGGCGTCACTGTTTTTGTTGGTGACAAGTTTGAAGCGAAATCAGCGTAAGTAGATGACATGGCATGGGCCTTTCTGGTTATACGGCTGCGAACATAGCAGCAAAAAATCAATCTCAACGATAGCAAAAAGTGAATTCGGAGATTTCAATGGATGTAGGAGTTGCCTCTTTAAACATACATCTACATCACGCTTTACTGGCGGTGATCGCCTGAGAGGTTACGACCCAACAACGTTCACGTATCTTTGTGCGTGACTCCGCAACCCAATTTATGCAATGGGTGGCACCTTACTTAGTGAGTGACTTGTCTTTCATCTTGCGACTCAAGTAAAGCTTTCTAAGTTCGAAGTACAGTTGTGATAACCGATGTTCGTCGGCAATCGTTGAGGTTGAAGGAAAAATCTAAGATGTCTGAAAAGAGTTGAACAATGATCTTGATAATCGTGTCGGTTCAATCCTTTTCGAATGAAGCAAATGAGAGAATAGAGATTCAATCATTGCGAGGTTATTTAGTGAAGTTGTTGGTATTCTATCAAGGATTCTTCACTAGAGGTAAAGTATTCCTAGGTTCGAGATTCTGGATCCAGAGTCAAATCATTATTAGCAGCGAGAAACTGTTCGATCTCAAAGTCCGTGTAACCCTCGAGTTCCATGTTGGAAGCAATGAGAGCATCCTTGAATGACTCGTCCATTTTGAAAAAATTCAGAATGTTCTCGATGATCATCAAGAATCGGACTTTGAAGTCTAGTATCATTTCTTTTTAACTCGTGTGAAGGTGCGATTGCCAGGAATCTGAACAATGTCTTTACCAAGTTTCACCGTCAACGACTCTGCTGGTCCGGTGAAGGATTGGTATTCAGGTCCATTGACAGCATGAAGGCGCTGATCATAACCCTTGCTGATTGACATGTGAGTGTCAAGATCAAACACGTACCACTTGTCAGCGTCGTGTTTCTGCGTTTCGAATAGTTCTTGAATCTTCATAAATTTCCTTGATTGCTATCAGAGTATTTATGTCATTTCCACATCGCGTTCAGCAACTTTCGGCGCCACTGGAGGCGGGTCAATTCGCTTCAACCACTCGGCAGGAAAGTCTGCGAACCCCATTGTCCCAGGTTCTTCCTGGTTGTATGCGGTGAGATCTTTGCCAGAGCAGCGCCAAATTCGACCGAGTTGACTGTGTTCACCCTGAAAACGTTCAATGGTGACTATCTTCCCGATGTTGGTACTCTTGCCGCGCATCACGGCATTGATGACCTCGCAGACATCGCCTTTTCCAAGTGGTTTCGTCATTTGTGTGCCTCGCGCTCGGCGATGGTGTCCCAAACACGCGAGTGCTTCGGCAAGAATGCTTGAAGATACGCCATCTGACACGCGAGGATGTTGCGACCTTCGAGGATCAGCGCTTCAGCGTGGTTCGGTGCGTACGGAACATACGCCAACTCCATACCGCATTCAGACAGCAACTTGTCGTCCTTAATGTGGTTACACACTTCGCACGCTGTAACAACGTTGGTCCAGACATCAAGACCCTTTCGTGATGTCGGGATCACGTGATCACGTGTCAGACGATGTTCTGTGAATGTCTTTGTACAGTAAGCACAGACATATCGGTCGCGTCGAAACAGCGCCGAGTTAGTCAACGACGGCGAACGGTTCGCGCGCTTGGATGCTGCGGACTCGCCTTTGACAGCGATGATCGGAGCAGTTGTCAATTGGGACATTTCGCCTGTGACACGATTGTTTCCACCACGGTAGAGAACATCGCCCTCGCCCATGCCGAGTTGCCAAGCAACCAGGTTTTTTGCGTGGTATACGATAGCGTCTTGATGCGACACCCACCGGTGTGGGGCGCCTTGCTGGTCCAGTGTCAGGATTCTGCTCATATCTTCTTCACCTTTTCTTCCAGTGCTTCCAAAAATTTCAAATGGTCACGACGACCTTGCTGACGGAACTCGTCAAGCGACAACCAAAGGGTGTATTCTGTTTCATCACACCAGTTGTCGAAATCGTAGCGGTCTTGAATTTCAACGCCATACACCGTGAGGTGATAGGCACCAGAATACAACTCTTGACGACCTTCGGCAATTGACAGAATCTCACCGCGAATGTTTCGCTGCTTGAATCCAAGTTCTTCTTCCGCTTCACGGACGGCGGCAATCAATGGTGTCTCGCCGTCTTCAATCTTGCCTTTGCTGATCATCGGGCGAGGTCCGCCGAACTTCGGGTCAGACGATACCATCAAAAGATAGTAGATCGTTCCATTTTCGTCGTAGCGAAATGGAATTAAACCTGCTCGTGCGCGCTTCTCGTATCCGCTTTCATTGTCGTGTGTGTTTATCATTATGCTATTATAACCTAGTTTTAGTATGTTGGATCACAGTAACCTGTAACAGAAATGGGGTTCTAACGAACCCCATAAATCTTTTTGGATGTCAAGTTCTATTTATTCTTCAAAGTCATCCAACCAAATCATCATGCGAAAGAAAGCAAATTCAACGATAATGGCTGACTCGTCAATACCATCGTCTAGGTCCTTGCCCACAAATTCAATACCAAAACAGAGACCGTTGATAAGATCAAATGAAAAATACATAGTTGCCCTTTTTATTAATTGAGATCAGTGTCGTTTGTTACAAACGCGGCAATCGCTGCGTTCATATTTACGTCTGGTTATCACCGGTTGATTTACAAAGTCAACTGTTGTGTCGTTTGATCGCCGCTCTTCGCCATTGAATGACGGATCGCTTTTCTTTCTACGATTACCTGGTCGTGATGCGATATAGCAAATTACAAGGGCGCACCCAAGTAAAAATCCCCAGACGACCCACCAAAAAATTGAGAGCGAGAACATGTTATTTCTTAGTCGTGAAGAAATTCAAAACATATGGTTTCGCCATTTGATAAATCGAAATCCAGAATTTTGAAAATGCCGCGCCAATAGCGATGCCGATAATTAAGTCCATAGTGGTCTCCTTAAAAGTCCCACCAGTATTTATCACCAATTATTCAATAGACATCAGTTTAGGTGATCGAAAACCAACTTCACTGCTTGTGTATTCAGCAGCAGATCGAATGGAATCTGAGCACAATTCAATACTCCTGCTTCCAAAGATTCGCTCAACATCAATTCAACAATGCCAATGCCAACGCCTGCGGTTGTTAGTTCTAATGCCGTGAGATTCAGATCTTCGCTTGGATAGAAATGAAGACCAGCAGAAGCAGACTTTCCATTCACATCCACAGCGTGGGCAACAAGTACAACAACGTCGTCGCGTGTCGAAACAAAGGTTTGTCGAATGAGTTCTACAGAATTGTCGAACTCGTAATCAACCTTTGACAACAACTTTTGAATGTACTCAAGGTGACCTGGGTAGCGAATGGTTTTGTATTCAACAGATGGGATATTAGAGTAGGCAGCAAGATCGCCGACACCGCCAGCAGTGGTAAATCCTTCGTACACCACACCGTTGACAATCAGCGTTTCGTGATCATCAAGTGGAGGTACAGTTTCAATTTGACCCTGTGTCTTTCGAACTGCTGACTTCAGGTATTCGTTGACAAGACCTTCAGGCGACCAAGTGATCGCATAATGTCCTGGACCAAATGACACTTGCGGCAGCGCGCCAACTCGAAGATCAAGGCGCAGCGGTTGTCCGAGAACATCAAACAGCGACAATCCAATGTAGTTGATTAAACCTGGAGCAAGACCTGTCTGTGGTACGAATGTTTTACGAGACACATTCAGTTTGCTGATCGCTTCAGCAACTTCGTTATCTTCTGTGAAATCGAGATAGTGACTCCCAATACGATCGGCAATCTCAGCAACGATGACATTCATCGTGTATGGCGTTGAGCAGATAACAACGTCTGGACTTACGCCGCGAAGTGTCGCTTCAATTTGATCTTTGCCAAATGCGACATACGTTTCAACTGGGATTGTTGGGGTGAGAGCGATTCGGTGCGGCGAGCGAGGTGTATCAGCGCATTCAATGTACGCCTTAGTAAGTGCCTCTTCGCTTGAATCGATTAGAACAACTTCGTGGTCTGAAACTGTGAGAAGGATTTTTGCTGCCGCAGTTCCAACTCTTCCAGCACCAACGATCGCAATCTTTGCCATATGAATATCTCCTCTGTGTATGAGGGTATTTACACAGAGGAGAATGTCTTAATTGATGCGCTCTTTATGTTTAGATGGGACAACGTCTCTGAAGAAAATCTTCGTTGCCATAAGTTCAATCTGCTGCTTACGGCGAAGTTGTTGTTCAACATCTGGGTCAACGTTCAGAAAGACAGTAACGAACCCGGCAAAGTGACCGTAGTACGGTGGCAGGCTTGCGCGACAAACAACGATTGGGTCGTTGGTTACGCGTGCCACTGATCGTGACATCGCTGCTGTGTTGTATGGTGCGCAATAAAACTCGCCGTTGATCAACTTCAACATCAAACGATTGTTCTCTTCATCTTTAGTAAAGAGCGGGAGTTTGAGCGGGAGTTTAGAGAGTTGCGCATTTACCGTTGGCACATCGTATATTGGGTCTTTAACAAAGAACACCGCTGTGCGGGTGTTGAGACGTAGGTCTGCTGACATCACGGCGACGCCAATAATTGATTCATCGCTATTCACTAACTCTTCAATCTCAGATTTTGTTGTCTCTCCAATCTTAAATGTCATCCCAACTTCATTGCCCGAGTGCTTGCCAACAATCGAAGCCTGAAACAATTCTTCTCTTCTTTCAAATGCCGTATATCCGGCAACGCCTAACAGCATCGCCAACGTCCAAATGATCACTCTTTTCAGTGCGATCGTTCTGACCAATTTAGTTACAAAACCAATCACCATATTCAATTCCTAATTCTAATAAGTTGGAGCGCGATCATTTAGATCTGTTTTCGCTCTACATCCCTCATATAGATTTCTACCGCTATTCTGGTTGCTTCAATTTTCAAAGCGTCATATTCATTATCTTTTAAAGGTCTCACTAACCCAATTGACAGGTATCCGATAAACTCGCCGAAAAATGGTGGCACTGCTACACGACACACCGTTGTAAACATTTTGTCAAAGCCTGGAACGAATTTAGCTGTGGTCGTGTCAGATGCTGGGACACACTTAAATTCGTTGTTCAACATTGCTACCATTTGCTCTGTGTTCTTTTGATCACGATCAAATAGCGGCTGAGGCAAAACTCCAGTTACGATTGGCGCTACAAAATGTTGAATCGCTTTATCCTTCACATAGAAGAACTTTGATATGCGCTGATTCTTTTTAAGATCAACATCGGTAAGAATGAGACCTCCAACAAGTGGATCATCAGTAAAAGCGATAAGAGTCTTTTTGCTTTGTTCGCTTAACACCCACGGGTCATAAGTTTTCTCTGCGGCACTTTGATAAATCGTTGTGAAGACGGCAGCACGGTTTTCAAAAATGGCAAGCATTCCAATCGAGACCGAAATGAGGATGAAAAGAAGAGCGACCCGAGTAAAGGTCAGCAAGTCAATCATCTCTTCCAGGAAGTCTGTAATCTTATCGATGTTCATAGTCGGCGGGTTATCTATCGTAATTCTATATTTACGAAAAGACCCCCCTAAAGTGCCCGTGTGTAAAGAGGAACTTTAGAGTGCTAGCGAATTACAAGAAACGTTGAATTGCGTGATACTTTTCGTTTGCCTTTTGGCAAGTATCGCGCAAATCTGCGGCAGCAGTTTCAAGTGTAACTTTGCGGCAGTACTTTGAACTACACGACGCTGTGATCGCTTTCGACTTTGTGCCATCGCCCTTTAGGACTTTGACATAGTGAAACACCGGTGGGTTCTCGCCGCTGACAACGTATGGGTGAAATTTCACGTATTCAGGATCGTCGCGACGCGCTGGGTCAGAGACTCGATCTTGAAATTCGATGCGGCACAGAATATGGTACCCGTCGTTGTAGGTAGTGATCAACGATCCGAGAGTAATAGTGTCATCCCACTCGTGAACCACCCCATTTGAAAATTCGCATTTGACCATTTGAAGACCTCAATGAATTATAACACAGGATCAGGAGTGTCTTTTGCTAACCAAGCAACAGCGTAAGATCGTGGATTGTTATCGGTGATTATCGCTCGCAAGGCAATCAAGGTGAACGCATTGGCACGATGAATCTCAAACTTTTGAAACCCTGGAACTTGACGCCATTTAGCGACCCACTCGATATTGAGGAGATCTTCAGTCGTTTCAAACTGAACCGGTATCACGTCCTCTTCATCATGATCAACGAAGAGCGGAAAGTGTCGAGTAGCGAAGTTCATGGAGAGTCAAATTTTCTGAACAAAGACAGTCCAGTCGGAAAGATCTGGGTCATCAATCACAACGCTGACTTGAGCATCGCCTTTGATTAGGCGAACACCCCTCAAGAGTCTCTTCTGTAACTTAAACCCTGCTTTGTACAAGTTGTCGATTGTGGTTGTGTAATCGCGAAGATTTGTACCACCAATAGTGTAGATGCCAATAATGTTTTTTGCTTCGTCGTATGCTGACACTAGAAACCCCTAAAGTCGATTGACACATTATATGTCGAATCGACTTTGAAGTAAATCGGGAAACCTAGGTTTAGTAGTTTCGACCGTGGTGTGCGCCCATCGGATCATTACCAAACTTTTTATCGTGTTCACGATCTTCGTCATCTGAACCGTCAGCTGAAGCAGCATCAAATGCCTTGTACGCATCTGCTTCTTCGCGCATCTCTTTGATCATCTTTTCCATTGTCGACTCGTGACCAGCAGTCATGAAATCGTGTTCACCGCCGAGAGCAATCAGAATGTGTGGAATCCAATATGCTTCTGCTTGACCGCGATAGCTGCGTGGCAGCATGCGAACAATGTCACGAACATCAGACATAGTCTTTACCATCTTCTCATGGAGTTCTTCCAGAAGGTCGGCTGTGTTGTTGAGTTCATCTTCATCGTAATCTTCAGATTCTACGATTGGCGCGGATGCCGAAGCAGAAGAGTTAAGAGATAACAGGTCAGCGAGTAAGGACATAATGTTTCATTCCATTATTGATTGAGATAAAGTATTTATCTGCGATTGGTGCCCGTTGTCAGAATCGAACTGACGTTCCAACCTTACGAGAGTCGTGTACTACCACTATACTAAACGGGCACTATATGTTTGTTTCGGTGTTGTTCTATAAATAATTAAAATAGAAGAAGTGCCAACCTTTGAAGACATCGGTTGGCACTTTGGAAAATTACCAAAGAAGGTCAAAGTTTCCTGACATAACCCTTTTTAGAGATGCCTTCTTCCCGGTCTCGACATCAAATACCGAATCATCCTGAAAACGATAGGTGCGTCGTTTGTCACCCTTCATTCCAGACCCAATTTGGTTTGTTCGAACAGCGCAAAGCTCTGTTCGTGCTGTTTTCAAGCTTTCTTCATTAATTGCTTGTAAGATTTTTTCTTTCGCAAGCTTAAAACTGTTTTCACGACTCCGTGTCTGCGCTGATTGGACAAGACCTGTTGGGATATGAATGAGGCGGCACGATGCCATTACCTTATTTCTATTTTGCCCTCCAGCGCCAGTTCCTGAATACCATTCAATTCGAAAGTCACGATCGTTGAACTCAATGTTCTTTCGATCAGACGTTTCCATGACGGCAACTGTTACTGTGGAGGAATGAACGCGACCTTTGCGTTCCGTTGGCGGTACTCGCTGAATGCGATGTCCACCTGATTCTTTACTGAGCGCTGACAAATCGTCGCCGATGACCTCAATCGAGAGTTCGCCAAGACGAGTATCCGTCAGGCGGTGCTTTCAGCCAACGCGGGTGAAGTGTTTGATGTATGCTGCTGCCAGATCTTTTACAAAGAGTCTGGAGTCTTCTCCGCCCTCAGCGGATCGAATTTCGATGATGCGTTTCATCTTTTCTCTCCTTGAATTACTCTAATCGAACCCCAGCAATTTTACAGGCGATTCTTAGAGCAAATTTGTCTTTGGTTTGACTAAGCAGACTTTGAAGGTCAGCTTCAGACATTCCAATAATCGATTCATCGCGATTCAAAAACTGTAATACTTTTGCCTTAACTTCAGGCGTGAGTTCTGCTACTGTGCCGATCGCTTTAGCAGCGTCGATCATTTCGTCAGATAATTTTTGAACCGAAGATTTGATTTCGTTTAGTCTCATTGTCATTCTCAATTTACGTTGTCTTTCAATATTTAGTAAGACGCGACGATTGTTGACAATGATCGCCCATTTGCGAACCTCTTTCAGCTCCTCTTCCCAGAGTTTTTCGTCTGGTGAATCCTTTTTCGGTTTAGCATCGTGGAGCTGAATGAACAGTTTGTGTATGACACGAAGTGCCGCTTCTGTTTCTTCCCACGTGTCGAAGTTCATTCTCATTGATCCCCAAACAACCGTTCAACACGATCACCGACCCATTCATATGGATCACCGTCACGTGCCTTTGCGACACCATAAGGCATTTCACCGCTGTTCAAAAAGTGCTCGTACATCAGTTCCCACGATCCGTGTTTGAACTGGTCGTCATTGATTACGCCTTTTGCGTACTCGTGAATCTCTATTGCTTGGGCAGGCGAGCACGAAAAGAAATGCCTAATTTCTTCCACTGCGATAATGTTTGATGATGTTGACATAATGAAAGTTCTTTCGAAAATTTCATTATATCATAAGATGGTACCTCGTAGTAGAATTGAACTACTGTATCCGCAATGTCAATGCGGCGCTCTACCATTGAGCTAACGAGGTAAAAATGTGCTGTTGGTGCGCCAGGTAGGAATCGGACCTACTTCTCGCCCGTACCAAGGGCGTGTACTACCATTGTACTACAGGAGCAATTGATTGGCAGACCACCAAGGATTCGAACCCTGACTAAGACTTTTGGAGAGTCGCGTGCTGCCATTACACTAGTGATCTATGAATCTATTTATGGCAAAAAGAAATACTGGCACCCCTAGCAGGAATCGAACCTACATATACTCTTTAGAAGAGAGTTGTATTATCCATTATACGATAGGGATATTATTCGTCGTCTTCAAGAATCTCAAAGACCTTCTTCAAAAACTTCTTCAATGTTGGGTCGCCTGAATTGAACATACGAGTGTACCATTTCAGACCCTCAGAAAATAATGCGAGGTGACTTTGTCCACGCTCGCTCTTTAGTTTTTCAAGAATCTCTTCTTTGCTAAGCTGGTCCAACAATTCAAGACATGCCTGAATTGCGAATGCTTCAATCTCACGATGATCGCTGAGATACTTTATTTTATCATCCGTATCGGGAATGTTATCAAAGTTCTTGGTTGACTTCAGCAATTGCTCACGATGAGTAAGTTCATGCCCAATCAGCGCCATCAGCAACCGAGTGAAGTCTTCGTAGTACATCGTGCCTGCGCCGTTCAGGACGTCATCGAGGTCACGATGGTAGTTTATAACTACCCAACCACTTGCCGTCATCTGTCCGCCACCTAGACCAACAGCGGAGTACTCTGACTCGCCATCGCTATAACTCTCTTCAAACCGAATGAGGTACTTGTTCAGAACATCTTCAAGTTGCTCGACGATCTCTGAAAGCGAAAGTTCGTTCTCCCAGATCTTGCCCTTCAATCGCTCAACATCATATTTGATTGCTGAAAGATGAAGCGGGCGTTGTGCCCTTTCGAAGAGTTCTCGTATTTTCATTTTAGTTGTTTTAGACGTCTGTCTGCTTCGATTTCACCACTAACATTTCCAATACCTTCAAGCGACTTCAACAGCTTGTTGCTATGACACCAGTATTTGCCGCCTACTTCTCTAGGTCCGCCTTGTAATGTCTTCAGCTTGTTCTTAGAACAATCGAAGTCGCCGCCCACTTCACGAGGTCCGCCTTGTAGAGACGTCAGCTGATTGTTAGAACAATTGAAGTCGCGACCTACTTCTCGAGGCGCACCTTGTAGCGAGGTCAGCTGATTTTGATGACACCAGTATTTGCCACCTACTTCTCTAGGTCCGCCTTGTAGCGAAGTTAGCTTGTTGTAAGCACAAGCGAAGTAGCCGTCAACGTTCCTGAATTGAACAGGAATAGATGTTAATCGTGACGAAAAAAGATCGACGTCGCCCTTGACATCAACGGACAAGTCGTC